TCTTGAATAGCAGTGTTTATAAGAGTATCAATCTGTTCTGGAAGAATAGCACGAACATTCTGCATACCCATTTGCTGAGCATACTGCCTAAACCATATGTGCATTTCTGCTATCTTCATAACTCAGATTAATTAGAATAATTTATATTTGTTCTGCATTGCTTCAAGTACAGCTTTATTGTTAGGATTATTGAAATAAGCTACTGCCTCATTCATATTACTACCAATAAATGTACCATCAGCTGTAGAAATCTGTTGATTATATTCTGGACGTATAAGCTCACCTCTAGAAATAAGACTTTCAATAAATGCCTTCATTTCAACATTCTTATCTTCAAATAAGTTGTTGAACTTATCAGGATTGTCATTAAGGAAAGCCATCAGTGCAGATACCTGTTCATCAGCAGTCTTAAGCATAGCTTCGCCAACATTACCGTTGTTATTTACAACCATTTGGATATAAACAGCATTACGTTTCTTATCACTAGCTTCAAGAGCCAAGAAGTTACGCATAGCTTTACGACGCTCATCAACAAGTCTCTTAGCACGTTCAGCTTCTTTATTCTCGTCACGGATATAGAATCTAAGAGAAGCATCAGAGTTAATTAAAGAAATATCCTTAGCTACATCACGATAAAGAATGCAATGACGATAAATAAGATATTCTTCAATATTTTCGGGACGACCATAAAGATACTTACTTGACTCAAGTTCATTGATTTCAGTAACCCAAACTTTAATAGCATCCTTAATAGCAGATGTATTGTTTCTAGCAACAGCATCTCTCTTAGCATTAATCTTATCTTCTTCTTCCTTAATCTTCAGATAGTCCTTCTTATGATTATAACGAAAAGAGATATTCAAAGGAGTACCCTTCTCATTAACATTGAAAGAAATATTATTAAGGTAAGCTTTAACGTGAGATGTAAATTCTTGATGACTCGGAGATATACCGATAAGCTCAGGGAAATAAGCCTCAACTTCACCCTTATTAGACGAAAGAATGCGACTAGAGTTAATAGAACTACCAATCACAGTCTTACGAGGACCAATGCTAGCTTTGTTAGCGTTACGATAAGCTGAGAAAAGTTGTACAGGGGCAATAGTCACAGTACGCTTATCAAGATATGGCTCATTAAGTTCGGCTTCTTTAGCAGCAGCGTTTTCAGCTACTGTCTTACCTCCATTAACATTTGCAGGATTTACCTGGGATGTAGGTTTAATATTATCCATTGTTTAAATCTATTAATTATTTACATTTACAGAACACACTTCAACTGCATCATCTTCGTAGCGTTGTTCACTTGCAGACCATAAGAGTTCTTGATTTCATAAGAGCTCTTATCAACAGTAGTAGAAATACTATTGTTAGGAACAGCGCCCCAAGAAGCAGGAATAGGAGTAAGACCCTTCAGAACACCCTGATGATAAATCTGTCCCTTCTGACGAACCTTACGAATATTACGAACTCCTTCATAAGTACTCATATCAAGCATAAATGCCTGGTGAGAACACATAGGAAGACCAGTACGAGGATGAATGTTACCGTTAGCACGGTCACTATCAGCAAGAGAACCCTTAGTCAAGAATGACAGAGTCTTCAAAGTAATAGTATGACCATCAACAGTCTTATACTGACGGAAGTACTTACCATAAGAAAGACCACCTTCAGTTTCTTCAATCATCTTGTCACCAAGAGGAGTAAGGAAACCTTCAGACTTAGCATCCTGACGAATCATAAGGTCAAAGTCCTCAACAAAGCCCTTACCACAACCAAGAACTACTTCCATAGAACCTGTATCAGTAGACTTATCAAGAACATCACCAACAGTACGATTGAACTTATTCAGAGTAAGATACTCTCCATAAGTATCGTAGTTAGATTCACGACAAATCTGCTGCATACCAGCAGTGTGAGGAATAGGATTACCATTGTCAGGGTCAATCAGAGGAATAGTACCATCTTCAAGTCTGTTATACTCAGCAAACCAAAGACGTTCCTCATCCATAACACGAATCTGAAGGTCATGCTGGCGCATTTCTTCGTTAATCCAAAGATTGGTAGTACCACCATTCTTAGTCTTAAACTCATACGTAACAATAACATTACTCAGATTACCTGCAATTTCCTTAGAATAACGGTGGAACTCAAGTTGAGAAGTCATCTTACCAGGTCCCATAACGTTACTACGATTACCCTTAGAATAACTCTCAGGAATAGTAGGAGCGCTAAGAGTCCAATACTTACCTACTGCAAGCAGGTCTGGGTCAACAAAAGCATTGGGATTAGGACTAGTAATCTGAAGTCTATACAGATAACCACCATGAGCACCAGGACCAAGGTCTTTCATAATACGAACCTGAGTCATGCCATCAGGAGCAATCAAACCATACTGCTCAATAAACCAATGAGTAGCAAATTCGACTTCAAACTGAGCACCACCCTTACCAGGAGTAGTATTAGAAGTGTTGAACCAAAGAACATAGTCATTGAACTTAGTACGACCCATAGTCTTCCAAGTCCACTGAACAGTATCAATGTCAACTGTACCAATAGAACCTTGACCTTCTGTCAAGAAAGTAAGCGGGAAACGATCATCATCATAACCATAAGTATAAGTCAGAACGTTGTTAATTTCCGCAGCTTTAGTAATGGCAAGATTGGCAATGGTTTCCTCATTAGAGTAACCACGGTCATCATACCTTCCACGAGATACTTCTCTAAGTCTGTACATAACTTTTAATTATTTATTAAACTTTAGTTGCGATTAACCTAGAATAATATCATCCATAGATGATTTACCAGCAGGCTTAGTTACTTTTACTGTTTTATGAGCACGATTTTCTTTTGATTTAAGTTTAAGAGTACGAACCTCGTTCTCCTTAATAGCCATACTAGCCAAATCTTTATACGTACCACCAGTAAACATAAGCCAAGCAGTAATAAGCTCACGAGCTAAATAATCATCATCTGATTCATTTGCTAGGTCTTTCTGATATCCAGTAATTCTGTTACCATCAGCATCAACTTCAGTTTGCCTACTAAGATAATTATAGAAGTCTGTAGGGGTTAGGGTTTGTTTTTTACCATCTACTTCTTTAACAAAACTGTCAGGCAGTTTATATCCAGCAATAGTTCTGCCGTTAATAACGTCATTAACCTTATTCCAATATGTTTCAAGTTCTTGTTGCTCTTGTGCACGAGCAGCATTAGCACGCTGTTCAATTTCAGCTCTAACAGTTTTATCCTTATCTTGCAGAGCTTTAAGTTGATTTACAGCCTCATCATAAAGACCACCTGTGTCTTTAAGATATTTAATATAGTTTTCATTCAAAGAAGCATTACCAAATTCTTTGGCTGCCATACGAACAATAGCTTCTTGCTGAGTAGTATTATCTTTCTCAATCTGCCAACTTGTTCTATCAGGAAGTTCTCCAAAACCACGAGGAGTACCATTAACCTGAACATAATCAATGAATTGCTTAAGCAGAGGGTTATCAGCATACAATTTGTTAATAGCACCTTCTTGAATCTCTTTAGACTTCAAATCAAAAACAGCTTTAACATAAGCCTGAACACCAGCTTCATCGTTTGTAAACTCTACAGGTTTTCCATCTTCACCAACTATAGTTTCACCAAAAGCATCTTGAATAGTTTCAAGATTAATAGTGTCATCAGTTTCTTCCTGAAGAGAAGTAATCCAATCTTTTACATCTTTAGCTTCTTTGAAAACTTTACCGTCTTTGTCAACTAAATCACCATTCTCAGCAACAGTATAGGTTTCACCATCAAATTCAACATTGTCACCAGGTGCAAGCTCCCCCGTAGAAGAAGATGTATCTTGCTGACCTCCTTGACCATCGCCATTTCCGTTACCATTACTATTACCGTCTTGATTACTTTGACCATCACCGTTATCTCCAGAACCTTGCCCTTGGTTATCTTTGCCAGTAATATCAGCATTGCCACCACCGTTCAAATCAGTAGTGTCACCATTTCCTTGCTGACCTCCATTAGCACCGTTACCGTTGGCACCTTGAGTTCCGTTACCAGAGCCGCCATTACCTGCGTTACTGCCCTGACCTTCAAAATCAATATCAATCTCTGCCATAACTTTAACTTTAGATTTATAATAATTATTACTTTGTTATAAGACGCTACAAATATAATACTTTTATCTCAATCTGCAAAATATTTTAAAACTTTTTAATAAATATATGTACCATTGCCAGTGATACTATAATTAAATAATGTACGCACGAAATTAATAATGCCAATAGTTTAAGCATAAACTTTAATAGCTTCATCAGCAATCAATAATCTTTTCTAAAGGGGTGCAAATACTATCTAAAAATCCTCTATTTGCTATCATACTTTTGTCATATTGTTTAAAAATATGTCGGTCGATAAGTTATTCAGCAAGCTACGACAAAGCAGCCAAATTGAATTTTACTTTCTACAACAAAATAAAGTGTCCTGAATAGGATATTAATCACTACCAGGACACCGAGTAACTTGGGAATGCACCAAGTTTAAGTATCATTATTTTTAAACGTTTTATCAATCTTGTCTTCGTTAAGATTGATATGTTTTTTCTTAATAAATGTCTTAAAACGTTCTTTTAGTTTATTGTACATATTAAGTTAGATTTACAAAATCTATAAGAAGAATATCTTTGTCAGTACCTTTTTCTACTATTTTCTTATTGTGAGTTTTAGCATAAAGCCAAGGCCACCAATCATCTATTAATTTAGGAGATTTTACAGAAGAATAATTTTCTTCACAAGTAGGTTCTTTACTAAATATATAGTCAAAGTTCCAATCATAAAGATTTCTACCACACCACATATTTATATGTTCAAATCTAGTCTCAATATAATAACAAAACTCTTTAAAAGCATTTCTAGAAAAAGCTGTATATTGCTTTTTATTACGAGCTTCATGTAATATTCTAAGATAACAATCTCCTTTAGAATTTAAGTAAGTCAAGTCGTCTATAATATTAAGCCATGAGTAGTTATATTCTATCATATTATGAGCAATAACGATTCCTTCTGTAGGAGTAAATCTAACTCTTAAATCAAAGCATCTAACACCGTATTGCTCATATTGAGTTATAATATTTTTTGATTGGCATCTAGCAGTAAAAGCAAAAGGTTTAAAATGCCATTGTTTTACAGGCAAATAAGACCAACTATTATGAGAACCTAAAACCATAAGCATTTATTTAATGATTCCATTTACTTGCGTTTCTAGCAAAATTAGCTTTCTTAACCATAGCAGGAGAATAAGAATCTTTATTTCTCAAAACTCTAGAAGCAAACTCTTGAACTCCCATTCCATGTTTAGTTGCAGCAGCTGTGAAAGTACCCCGTTTAGAAGGAGCTATATGAATTGAACCTCCGTTTTCAAATCCTAATCTTGTTCTAACTGTGTTCCAAATAGTATTTTTTCTAGGAGCAAAAATAGAAGTTACACCATATTTTTTATTCCCTCCTTGAACGTTTGTAAATTTATCTACATGTGCTGTTCCATCTATATTGTGTACTACATTCCACTGATTTCCATCATGAATTAAATATCCTGTATGAGTACCAGCTCTATCTTTAGTTCCGTTCTCATAAGCTTCTCTTAGATGTTTACTACCTTTATAATACATATTAACTAAATAAGGTTTTGATACATCTAGAGTGTTGCTATCAAAGTTTTTATATACAGAATCAGATGCAGCATTATTATATCTTAAAACAGCAAGACTATCAAATGTTTCAGGTCTATTTGATGGATTATAACCGCTGTACACAACATCAGAACCAGTACTATCCCAAGCATTACCTTGCGCTAAATATCCAGCATTTCTTAAAACTCCGTGAGCAAATTCAGCACACTGTTTAACTGTTAGTTGTTGGCCATTAACAATTATAGGAAAATCTGAAGTACCTGCTGACTCTAAACTTCTTTTAGGTTTACTCATTATTACCTCCTTTCTCTAAACTACGTTTACTTCTAATATCAGGAAGCATATCTAATTGAGCAGCATTAAGAAAACCATTTACTCCTTGGTCTATTCCTATTTTAACAGCAGCATCAAACAAAGCATCATTAGCTCTTCTTATTGTAGCTTGTCTAGTAGCACCAGCAGCTTGTAAAGCACGAATGCGTCTAAGATTATCAGCTCCTCTTCCAGTTCCTAATGCCATACTTCTTTTACCTGCTTCCCAAGTTCTTCTTGCAGCTATATTCGCTGTTCTTGCTGCATCATTAGCTTTATTAGCTAGTCTAAAAGCTTTTATAGCTCTTCCTGCCATACCGCCAGTAAATATATCACTAGCTAAACTAGCAGCTAACCAACCAGCATTAGCCCAAGAAGGATTTTTATAAAAAGCATAAGCATCTTGTGCTGTTCCTAATATAGGTAAGAAAGAAGTGAATGTATCAAGACTCTCATTACCAAAGATACCACTATTATCAGAATCGTTTCCATTAGTACTACCTCCTTTTCTAAATTTATTACGTTCTACTAATAAATCAACAGAAGGAACGAAATATTCTCCGTACCAAGTACCGCCAGTAAGACCTTTGGGATTATACTGACTCTTTTTACCGCTGTATTTACTCTCTTTACTAAAAGTTGGATGATATACAGTTTTAAATTCGTCAGTCCAATGGTCTACAGCATTACCTTTGCCATTAGGATATTTATTATAATATCCTCTATAGTTATATGTATTATCATTGAGTGCATTGACAAGAGCAACATCAGAATTAGGAAGACCCCAATCTTTATAATTCTGTTCTGCTACTCTTTCCATAATCTGAAGATATTGAGCATCAGATATACCAGCACTCTCTAAATTTCTTCTTTTAGGCATTACTTATCATATTTATTTACAATATTTATTCAAAAACAATATTACATTCTTTACTAAAGCTATGCTTAATACGCCAAATACATTTTTCTATATTAATTTTAATACAACCTTTTATAGTATTATAACATAGTTTATAAAATTCTCTTTTATTTTTATTAAAAAGAGTTTTAAATTGTGTTATATTTATAAGAGTATTACATACTATAATACCATAAGTCATATTAGAATTATCTTTTATAGCTTCCTTTATGTACTTGTAATTATTGGTATTTTTTGTAATTAAAGCATGAAGCATCCAAGAAAATTTACTTTCTTGTATAATATCAATATTACTTATCATATTTATTTTTATTAGTTTTAGCAATTCTCTCTTTAGACTTAATATCTTCCATCTTAACAGCTCTATCAGCAGCTTGATTATATAAATCAGCTTGCATCTTCTGACGTTCAAGGTCTATCTTTGCTTGTTCAGTTCTAGTTCTATTATCCTCAGCAGCTGCAGCTAATCTATTCTTAGCCTGTTCTGCTTCATCACCGCCAGCACTTCCGAGCATAGACATATCAACATCAACATATTTAAGAGCCATTTCGTGTTGGAACTTAAGTTCTTCAAGTTGTCTATCTTGATCACCTTTAGCTTCAATCTCACGAAGTTTATTTTGAATTTCTTCTTCTTTAAGTTGAGCTTCAACTTGTTTCATTTGTTCTTCATGTTGAGCCTTTATTTCATTGAATTTTTGAACTGTAGCTTTAATCTGAGATATGTTATCGCCTGTAATAGCGGCAAGAGCCATATCAAGGTCACCGTTCTGAGCAGCACTAAAAGCCCATTGACGAAGTTGTTGAAGTTTATCTTGTTCTTTAGCATCGTTTTTAACTGTTACTCCATATGTCGAATAGACAAAACTATTAACGTCAAGACTAATATAATGGCGATTACCGTCAGCATCAAGATATGCTGTATCAAGACCATCAATATAAGCAAGCTTACAGAAGTCAATATCTCTTTGATAATCACGACGACGCATCTCATCAAAGACTTGAACAATAATAACACTACCCATAGAACTTCTAGCAATAGCTTCTTGAGTTGTACCAATACCAGAAGATTGTGCAATGTCACCATAACGCTGAGCATTCATGTCAACAGTATCCCAAGCTTCTTGACGAGTAGCTTCCATAAGATTAGTAATCTGAGTAATATAATCACCCATTTGAGCATTAAGTAATCTTATGTTCGCCATTTTCTGTGAGTTAGCATCTTCGCTATCATCAACAAGAAGAACTCCATCAGCAGCCATTCTATATACTCTATCCTCAGACTTACTAGATACAAGACTTTCAGGAAGTATAAGAATAAGCATCTTATTCTTTGCTATAACCATTTCACGATGATAAGCAAAGATATTACGCATAATCTGGAAAGGAGTAATAGTTTTAATAATACTGAACTTACCCATATAAGGAATAACTTCCATAATACCATTATAAGGAAGTTTACCATCACGGTCAAAAGCTATAGGTCTAGCCTTAATAGGATAAATAGCAGTATATCTTCCACCAATACGATAGCCTTCATATACTTGTTCTTTATAAGCCCATTCAATAGAAATATCTCCAGCCAATCTATCAAGTTTATAAGACTCATCAACAACTCTTGTTGTAATAAGACCTACTTCATTTACATAAGTAAGAATACCTTGTCTAGCGTAACCTCTCCAAACAACGTGCCATACTTCATATAAATTATTATTAACAGCTTCTACTCTAACCCCTTCGTTCTTAAATAGTTCACGTTCTTCTTTTGTAAACTTTTCACAAACATCAGGATAATACTCAAAGAATTTAGAATACATAAGTTGAGTAGGACCACTAGCACTACTGTAATCATAATATTTCTCTAAGTAAGCTTTATCTTCTTTTGTAAGAACATCATCAAACATATCAAGAATCTGAGGATAAGACATAAGATGACGTCTTGCAAACATATCATGGTCTTCTACAAAAAACTCCCCGTTAGGAATAGGAAATGCATCAATTACAGGAATATGTTCTTTAACAACTTTCTCACCTCTAATATCTGAATAAGTATAACATTCTCCAAGAGAAACATAATCGAAGAAAGCAGAAAGATAAATCATAATATCAGAAGTAATACTTCTAACAAAATTAAGAACATCTTGTCCCTGTTTGCTTTCGTCATCAATATATTTCTCATTAAAGTTCTGCATAAACTCTTCAGGATTAGGCATAGCTTCTTGAGGATTAATTTGCTCAGGTGGAACACCTTGTTGAGCAGCCTCAGCTTGCATTTGCTGAAGTCTTCTTTCAAACTCTTGCTGAAAAGCTTGAGAAGCCATAATACCAATCTCTTCTCTAAGTTTAGCAGATTTCTTAATAACAATCTCTGGATTACTAGCAGATACAATAAACTCGTGG